TCAAGTAGAAATGGTAGTAGTTTAAATAATTTTAGAGGTGATGAGCTTGGGGTTAATTCAAACCAAGCTGTTGAGTTGAATTTCACAATAGATACTGCATTTGATCATATAAAAATATATTCAATACATTTTGCAGATTTAGATGCAGATCCAATAATAAATTTAATTTCTGAACAAGAAGTTGCGTCATCAAGTTTAACTTTTGTTGATACTGGATCTGTCTCATTAGAAACAATATCTACTGAAGAGTTTTTATTATCTGGTGGAAGAATATTTAGTTCTAAAACTCTTGAATCTAAATTTAATTATTTATTTTCTGGAAATATAAAAGAAGTGTCTAAAAGTATTGATTTTGATGCTAGAGTTTATAGATGTGATTCTGCTGGAGAATCTGTTATATATGAAAATAATGGAAGCACAACTACACTTAACTCAAAGAATGATCCCGTTGCAGAAGATTCTGATGCTATAAATAGATTCAATGATTTTAATCAAGATTTAGAATATTCATCTTCATCAACAAATATGTCTAATTTTGACTATAGATTTAAATTTAATGGAACAACTCATGGAGGTGAAGGTCCAAATATTGAATATTCTTTTATTGATCAAGAAATACATTCAGATTCTAATAGTGTTTATAAGCCAGCATCATATTTTTTAAGATATATAGAAAATGAAGCTGAAAGTTTTTTAAACCCAATATTAGCTGGCAAATATAAAGGATATAAAAGAAATGAGGTATATAGATTTGGAATAGAATTTCATTTTAAAAACGGTCAGAAAAGTTTTGTTAAATGGATTGGAGATATAAGATTTCCAACTTCTGATTTTTATCCATTATCTTCTTTTGGAAATACTGTTAGATCTAATCAATTAGGCTTAAGATTGGGTATTGATTTAAGTTCAATATCTTCATCAGATATGGATGAGTTGTCTGGATTTAGAATTGTTAGAGCTGTTAGAAATGAGATTGATAAAAATATATTAGGACAAGGATTAATAGGTCCATACCAACATGCTTCTTATAATGACTTAACCACACCTAATGCTTATATGTCATATCCTAGAATTCCAGGTATTTATGATATATCAGAAGGTGTTATTATCTCTAGTAGGTCAGATTACAATGGAACCGCTTATGATGTTGATCTATCTGAAACTATTTATGAATTTAATTCACCAGATTTTATAATTGGATCTCAACCTAGTTATTCATCTAGCGATAAAATTCAAATTAGATCTAGGAATAAAGTTTTAATAGAAAATCCCACAACTATTCTTAGTGGTAGTCCTGGTGGGTATATGAAAGAAAGAGGGTATTATAGTGATGCAACTGCTTTTAACGACTTTAATATAATAACAAATATTAATAGTATACGACAGACTAATTCAACATTATCTTCAGGTGAAAATGCCTTATCTAATTTTAATGGTGAAACTATTTATAATAGGGTTTTAATGTATAAGACTAATGTCGATTTTGATGCTATAAGATCTAGTCATTTATTACTAGATATAGATTCAATTACTGCCAGAGTTACTGATACAACTCCTATAGTAGATGATGAGGCTGTTCTTATTGGTGACTATATAAGAAATAAATTTGGATCTCAATATAATGGAAATACATATGAGGCTAGAGCATTAACAAATTATGTTCCAGCTTTATGTAGGATTGGAACATCTATAGGTGATGATGTTGTTGAATTTATTTCTATGTCTGATTTAAACGTTTCTGATTTTATTGAATTAGATGTTTTTGGTGGCGATACTTTTGTTAGTAATTTTGACATGATTAGGACTTCTTATGATCAAGATTCTCCTAGAAATTTATCAATACAAGAGTATATAACATTTCCAGTTGAAACAGAAATTAATTTGGATTATAGAAGAGATGAAATAATAAAATATTTTACTGGTACAACTGAGCATGATCTTGATAGTGATGTATATAAGATACAGCAGACTAAATCAGACGGAATAACACTCTTTCCTACTAATTATCCAGATGAATTAACAGATTTATATTTATATAATAATGGTTATTCTAGAAATAATGATTTATATACAAATACAGAAAGACCAAATAATTTTAGCGGTTTATTTGAGTTTGATTCTATGGTAATACCTTCTAATAAAAAGTTTAATGGGGAAGATATTGATTCATGGACTAAAAATGATTTTAATATATATCTTGAAGTTGATAGTATTTTTGGTCCAATTAATTCATTAAAAAATTATAATGACAAATTATTCTTTTTTCAAAATAATGGATTTGGAGTTCTTTCTGTAAATGAAAGAGTTCAAGTTCCAACTGGAGAAGGAGCTCCTTTAACTCTTGGAACTGGAGGGTTGCTAGAAAGATATGATTATGTTTCAACTGAATTTGGAGTATTAAGAGATGAAGCTGTTTTATCTACACCAAATAATTTATACTTTATTGACGAGACAGATAAATCAATTAGGATTATTTCAAATTCCGATTTAAATGGTAATTTAAGTAAGATGCTTAAAATAAGTAATAAACTTAAAAATGAATTACTTTTAGATGGAAGCGAATATTTAGCCTTAGGATTTGATCCTGAGAATAAAGAAGTTTTATTTTCTTTTGATGATTCAACATTAGTATTTTCTGAGTTAGATAAACAATTTATCGGAGATTATGATATAATAGCAGATTCTGATTCTAATCCATCTTCTGGATACCATAAAGCTGATAGATATAATCATATAAATGATAGTCTTATTATAACATCATCAGATAATGCTGCTCAAGAATTATGCTTAAGTAAAGCTAATCAATCGTTAATTCCTCTTGGTGATTCTTCAGAAATAACTTTATTAATACATCCCAGTAAAGATAATTTATTTTCATTTGATGTCTTAGATATATCATCTCATGTGTTTAGTAATCTTAATCAATCTTTGCCAAATAATACAGATATTGTTGATGATACTGTTAGCTCAATTGAATACTCAAATAGTTATTTAAGTCCAATAACAGTAACTACTGACCCAGGATCTGTAAGTTCTGAAATAACAAGACTTGTTAGATCTTGGAGAACTAGAGTTCCGCAAACAGCTGGAGGAAATAGGTTTGTTGATTCATATATACTTGCTAAATTAGTATTTGACAATTCAACAAGTAGAAAATTTTCATTACGAGGAGTAACAACTCATATTAGACCAGCTAAGATAAAAGGATAGATTCAATTATGTAATTTGTTTTTTACCAAAATTTTACCTATATTTACATTTTATTATGAAAAAGAAGTATAAAAAATTAAAAAGAATATATTCACCTTCTTATCAAGATGGGGGATATTTTAGTGATCCTCAATCTAATAAGAAAAAAGGTTATTTTGATAACAGCGGTAGCAACACTTTAGAAGCAACAAGTCCTGGATCTAACGTTAGTGGAATTAGTAATCCTCTAAATCAAGCACCAGAAGGTTACAATCAAATTGTATCTGGAGTATCAAAAATTCCTTTTGTAGGTGGAATAGTGTCTGCGGCAAATTCTCTTGAAAGTGGACTTATTGATCCTCTTGTAGCAGATGCCTCAGAAATTGATCAAAATACTGGTAAATATAAGGATATAGGTAAAGCAGAGCGATGGCAGACTGGAGCTAATTATTTAAACCCTCTTAAAGCTGGTTTAAATGCTATGGCTGATCCAAATGCAACTACAACAGAAAAAATTGGGTCTTTTTTATCAGTTCCTGGAACTCAAAGACTTATAAACAGAAGACGAGAGGGCGAGAATACAAAGATTGCTGAAGAAAATAGACGTAACAAGGCTGCCGCAATTAGACTTCAAGAAGAATCATTAAAACCAACAATGAAATTTGGTAATGGTGGAACTACTACTCAAAGAGGTATTTCTACTCCTACATATAGAAATATAACGCCAACAACTTTTAATCAACAATTACTTCGTAAAGGAATGCTTAGTCCTGGATATGATACATTATCTACTGGTAATATAAATGAACAGATAATGAAGGGTTACAATGTCAAAGAAGGCTTCGCAGCTCCATACAAGGTTTCAGATACAGATAAAGGCAGAGTATATCAAAAAGATTATGGTAGATCTAAAGGTGAATATTATGATTCTTCTGGATCTGGTAAAGTAGTAGATATTTACAATACCCCTAGAACAGGTTATGCTTCTGGTGGTTATTTAGAAGAGACTCGTAATAATCCAGATGTTACTTATTTTGCTAATGGCGGAAGTCATGGTGATAATCCAAATGGAGGTATTCCTTTAGGTAATAAAGGAAAGGTTGAGGAAGGTGAAATTAAGTGGAAAGATTACATCTTTACTAATAGATTTTAGAATATGGCTAAGAAACAAAATAAAACATTTGCTCAAAGAGCAAAAAAGATTATAAAGTCTTATAAGAGAGCTGATTGGGACCCAATTGAAAAGGCTGCATTAGAAGGTAAGCTAGGATCTCTTCAGCAAGAGCAAGAGGCTTATAGACAGGCCAATGGTATGGATGAGTATGCTTGTGGTGGTAAAATGTATCAGTATGGTGGTGATGCGGTTGATATAGAGCCAGATCAATCAATTGAACCATGGATGGAAAATGCTTCTACTCAATATTGGAATCCTCAAGCAAATACAAGTCAAGCAGGTATAAGTCAACCTAATGATGAATTAGAGTACTCTCCATACAAAACATCAATAGCTCCATCTTTAATTAGTGGAGCTACAAGCGTTTTAGGAAATGCTTATTTAGCAAATCAACAAAGAGGTAATGAGAATATAAATCTACCAAGATTATCTCATACTGATATTAATTTAGAAAGAGGTAGACAATCTGCCTCTAGGGAAGCTGGAAGAGCATCTCAAAGAATTAAACATATTGCTAAGGGTTCAGCTAGGACTAGATCTGAATATATGGCTAATAGAATTGCTGGTGAATCTGGAATTTCTAGTAGACTGGGAGAAACTCTTAGCGCTTCACATGAAAAAGAGGATTTGGTTAATACTAACATGAGATCTGGTATTGATAGATATAATGCTGAAGCGAAAGCTAAAGAAACTATTATGAATCGAGCTCAGAAGATTAAAAATAAAGCTGAAAGAGAAGCATATATATCAGCAGCATTAGGATCTATACCTCAAGCAACAAAAGATATTAACGCTATTAGACAGCAAGATGCTATGGTTAATGTGCTTGGCGATAATTATGGTTGGTATACTGAAAAAGATCCTAATAAAAAATGGTATCAAAATAAACGTAAAAAAGTAGCTAAATTCAGAGGTTAATATGGCAACACCAATTCAATATACTCCTCAATACATACCTACGGATATGGGTTTGATGAGCAATATGCTTGATAGAAAACAAGCTAAGTATGATGCTGGATATTCAGCTCCATTATCTTTTGAAGACGAATTTTCTCAAATAGATGTTTCTCCAGAAAATATAGCTGGAAAACAAGCTGTATTAGGTAATTTTAAAGGAAGAATACAAGAGATTGTAGATCAATATGGCGGTGATTATGGAGCAGCTTCTAAAGATATAGCGAGAGCTATTTCTAAAGAAAGAGGTAATGAATTTTATCAATTAGCTCCACAACATACTGCAGCTTTAAAAAGACAACAAGCATTAAAAGATAAGTATGGAGCTAATGCTATAGCTATTAATGAAGTTCCTAGATCATTTATAAATGAGCAAGGAGAAGTTCAAGATGTTAACTTAGATCCAACAATATTAAATCAATTAGATTTAGAAAGAACTCTTCAGACTGAATTTAGCAAAAGAGGTTCTAAACCAAGACAATCTGGATTATATAAAACTAAAAATACTCCAGAAGGATTTTTACAACAATCTACTATTAGAGGAATTACAGAAGAAGAATTTCCAGGAGTAATGCAAGAAATGGAAGAGCGTTTATATACAATGCATCCAGAATTGCAAGGAGATCCTAGAGCGAAAAATATTGCTGAAAATATGGCAAGACAGTTAATAGGTGGTAGCACTATAGATTATAGAAATGATCCCACTTATTCTAAGGATGCAGAAAGTCCATTTGGAACAGCAGTAGATTATGCTACAACTGGAACAGGTATACCTGGAGATAGCGGAGATGTTGCTAAAGGGATTTTAGAAGAATCATCTGTTTCTCCAAAAGGTAAAGCTGAATGGCTTCTTGGTAAGTCTGGAGATAGAAAATCTCCAAAAGGGTATTTAGGGACATCAGAATTTGGATCAGCTAATAGCACTTTAGAAAATATGTTTGGATCTGTGGTTATATCTAATAGTCCAGAATTACAACATTTACAAAATACTCCAGTTTCTTCAGTAGATTTATCTTCTAAAGATTCTAGAAAATTAGCTGATATGGGATTATATATAGATTCAGATATACAGTCTATAATTAAATCAGCAGAAGATGATTATCAAGTTGTTAAAGATAGAATAAGTAAATTAACTGGTATAAGTAAATTAATTACTGGAGAGAATGATTTTAGTAAATCTTTATTTAAAAAAGTTGTTGAATATACTAATGGAGATACTGAATTAGCAAATAATATTATAGACTCATATGATGGAAATCAATCAAAATGGGAAAAAACTTATAGAGATGATGTTGATAATTTAGTTAATTCAGATGCATTTAATAAATCTAATGAATTTGGATTCACTACTATTGATGCATTAACTAAAAGCGGTAAATCTACTTTTGATAAAGTAATTGGATTAAGTAAGCATCAACTTACACCAGATAGGATAGAATTTTTAACTGGAGATTACTCAGATAAAAATAAAGAGGACAGAGTTGAAGCATATAAATCTGAAGGAACTCAACCGCAGATAATAGGTGTAGGTGGAGATGATCAAAATGGAATTATATTTATAGTTAAACAACCAAACGGAGAGCAAGCTTTAGCTAAATTAGATGTTGCAGATAACTTTACATCTACAGTTGCAATGCATATGGGTAGATCTGATTTAATATCAGCTCCTATGTATAAAACAGCATTTGATCAAATTCCTAAACAAGAAATTCCTGTAGGAGAAGATTTATATAGTCATAAATTAGATGATGGAACGGCTATCTTATATCAGAAACAAAATGGGCAAGAAACTCCAATAACAAATAGATTTATAAGAGAGTTGTCTCAGGAATTAGAAAGTTCTGGATATCAAGGCATTAAAGTTAAAGAGTCAGCAAATGACGATACTCCTTTTAGATTTAGGAGTCCAGCAGAATACTTCTCAATATTGAAGTATTTAAATAATCAATAATTTATGGCAAACGGAGATAAAATTAACAACTTAGATTTATTAGGACAATCATTAGGTCAAGTTAATAAAGGTAGTTATTCAGAATTAGATTATGATCCTGCTAATGTTGATTATTATGGATTAGTAGATTATAAAAGCGATAATGTTGCACAAGAATTACATAGATCACAATCAGGCGCTAGACAACTTGGATCTGGTTTATTTCAAGCAGGAGCTGAAGTTGTTGGTGGAACAATAGAAGGTGTTGGATATCTTGGTGATATAGAAGATACATATGATGCTCTAAAAACTGGCGAAGTTCAAGTTGGTAATTTTATATCAGAAATAGGTAAGGGTATTAAAGAGGGCAGTAAAGATATTGCGCCTATATATAGTGATCCATTTAAAGAAGGCGAATTTTCTCCTGAAGATTGGTCTTGGTGGATGTCAAATATGCCATCAATAGCATCTTCATTAAGTTTAATGATCCCTTCTGGAGTAGCTACTCAAGCTTTAAGTGGTGTTGGTAAAGGTATAGGTTTAGCTAAAATACTAGGTAAAACTGGAAGTTTAGTTGGTAAAGGTATAACTCAAGCAACTATATCTAGACAAATGGAAGCTTTTATGGAAGCTGCTGGAGCACAAGATGCTACATATAATTCTTTAATAAGTAAGGGTGTATCTGATGAAGTTGCTAGAGAAGAATCTGGGAAAGCTGCTGCTAGAACATATAAAGCAAATTGGGCTATGCTAGCTCAAGATATTGTTCAATACATTACATTAATTAAACCATTTGGAAAAGCAACTAATGATTTAACAGTTAAAGCTGCTAAAAAACTTGGTAAAGATGTTACTCCTATTATAGCAAATAAGTTTGCGTCAGTTGGATCTGATATGGTTGGAGAAGCAGCTGAAGAGGGATATCAATATATAGTCGGAGAACGTGCTAGAGAAATAGCTGAATATAATACTGGCTTAAGATCTAAAAGAAGTTTAGGCTCTGCTATTGGAGATTATATGGGTGATGGAGATTTTTGGTCTAGCGCATTCTTTGGAGCTTTAGGAGCTGGCGTTATGCAAACTGCAGGTAAAGGTCTTAATATGGCTAAAGAACGTGTTAGAGGTCTTGAAAGCTCAGAAGAAGCTCGCATAAGAGATATAGATTCTTGGGGGCAAAGTGTTCAAGGTTTAGGGAATCTTGATACTACTGGAGAAGCAATGGACGCTCCTGCTTTTAATACTAAAAATAGACAATTAGCTCAATTTGGAACTAAACTTGCTCAAAATGGTAATTTAGGATGGTTTTTAGAAACTTCTGATAATTTCCAAAATATGTCTAAAGAAGATCAAGAGATGTTTGGTTTTTCTCAAGAAGAATTAGCTGCTTCTAAAAAACAATTTCCTACTCTTAAGCAAGATCTTGAAAAGATAGGAAATATTTACGAAGGAGTTGTTAATAATAAAACATTATCTCCTATTGCTATGAATATGTTAGTTCAAGAGCAATTCTTAGCGGATAAAACATTAGAGCAATATAATAATGCTAATAACAAATATTCTATAGATACTGGAAATATTACTGGATTATCAAATCTGGATGTTCCTCCGTCAACTAGAGATATAATAATTAAAGAAAAATTAGAACTTAATAACTTATTAAAAGTTAGAAAAGATTTAAAAGATAATAATGCATCACAAGAAATTATTTCTGAATATGATAGTAGAATAAAAGATTTACTTTCTGAAATTAAAGAAGATAAAAAGAATTTATCTACATTTGCAGAACATAAATATAAAACATTTAATTTAAGAGCTACTGATTTTCAAAATGCTTCTTCTTCATTTAGATCTAAAGAGTTTTTATCTGCAGAGCATAAAAGTGCTATGGAGCAAGTTGATTATTATTCTAATCCTGAAAATACTGAAGATTTAAATAATAAATTTAAAGAAACTCAAACTGAAAACATTAGAGAAGCTTATTCTGATGCTCAAACAGCAGATGAAGTAGATCAAATACAGCAAGAAACTAACATTTTAACACATCCAGATGCTCAAGAAGAATTGATTCCTACTGGAGAGTCTATTGATTTAAATAATTTTGGTAAAAAAATCGTTAAAGAGCAATCAGAAGAAGCTAATATTGAATTAGAATCTAAAGATAAAAAAGAATACTCTGATATTAATGATGCTGTTCAAAATAAATATGGAGGAAGACCTCATTTATTAAATAATGATATAGATGAAATATTAAATTATTTTGAAAAAGGATTATCTAATGATTTCTCTAAAGAAGAAATTGATAATCTTAGTGGATTAACACAATCATTTAGATTAAATCTAAAGAGAGAGAGATCTATAGGATTATTAGAAAATCAATTATCAGTATTAGAATCAAAAAGCGATTTATCTAAAAAGCTTTATGATAAAGTAATGGAGATTGTAAATTCTAGTGCAAAAACAGCAGTTAATGATAAGGCTGTTGAAGCTACTAGAGATATTTCTGATACTTCAAATACTACATCTGTAGGTACTGAAGAAGAGAAATCTGGAATAACTATCTTTGAATCTGATAAAGATACTGGTGAACGTACTATTAAAAATAAAGCCTTTAGAAATTTCTTTGCGGTTAATAAAGTTGCTGGTAAAGGATCTAAAGAATTAGGTATTGATCAAGATGCTCTTAATAATGGTAAAGTTAAAATTGGAGATAAGATAACTTTCAGAATAGATAAAGAAGACTCTTATGAAAAAACTAATAGAAAAAATGTTAAGACTAGAGGTTTTGATATGGTTTCTAATGGAATTGTTATAGGTAAAGTACCTATTAGTGAAACTTCTTTAAGAGAGACATTACAGGCTCAAATAGAAGCTAAATATGATGCATCTGATAGATATGTAGAAGCTGATATTACTAGTGAAGTAGCTGGAGCTAAATATAGATATACTAAAGGAGATATTGGTACTCCTAATCAAAAAATATCCAAAAAAGATCAGGCCAAATTAAAATCTGTTGGCGGATTTGCTTTAGATTTTGTTGAACTTAAAGGAGATGAATATCATTTATCTGGAAAAACTGGACTAGAGAATCTTGGAATAAATATTACAGAGAAATTTACTCCTAAAGGATCTACTAAAATAGATGGTGAGTTTATATTAGCTGTTCCTCATCCTATAGATTCTAATGAACATTTATTTGTAAGAGGGTTTTTAAATACATTATATTCAATTCAAGCTAATAATAAAGAACTGTATGATGGTTTAAATTCGAGCCTTATAGATCTTTTTAATGAGTATGTAAATAACAAAAAAGATCCATCTAAGATTAAAAATATAATTCTTAGAAACTTTGAAATTAAAGGAGATAATATAATACTTTATAAAAGAAATAAAGAATTATCAATTATACTTCCTACAGAAGGTTTAACTAGCAATCCAGAGTTTTTAGCTTGGTTAGACGATTCTAAAATACGTATTGATAAAGATAAGCTTAATACAGAATCTGATAGACATACTTTTGGTAATTATGAATCTCCATTAATGCCTTATAATAAACTTATAAGCGATATGATTGGCCTTACAATAAAAGATGGTCAGTACATTACTGGAGTTCAAATGATGATTAAGGATGTAGATTTAATATCTCAACCTAAACCTAAAGTAGAAGCTATATCTAAAGAAGTTAAAGATCAAGAAAAAACAACTTTAGATGTTGAAGGAGATCCTTCTAAGTTAGCTAATCCTGTAGAACCTAAGACTGTTAATATTCCAGAAGCAAAGTCTAGCACTGAAATTGAGTCTAAAAAAGTAGTAAAGCCTAAACTTAATCTTCAAAAAGCTGAAACTAAAAATAAAATAAATGCTAGTCAAGCTTTAAAAGATCAACTTAAAAATAATAAAGATAATAAAAAATATAGATTTAAATCTAATATAGCTTCAGATAAATGGAATAAATCTGAAGAGATGGGTTGGATGAAAAAGAATTTTCCAGGAGTTGATGTTACTGTGTTGGAGAATTTAAAAGAAGTTACTGCTAATGGTAGAGAAGCTTGGGGTGTATTTCATAATGCTGCTATATATGTAGCTGAAAATGCTGCGTCTGGCACTTTATATCATGAATCTTTCCATGCTTTATTTAATTTATTTAATACTCCGCAACAACAAACTGCTTTATTAAAAGAAGCTGCTGGAAGATACAATATATCTAAAAATAAATATAAATCTTTAGAAGATTATAATGTAGCTTTAGAAGAAGCTATGGCAGATGATTTCATGGAATCAGTGATACTTGAAGAAACCCCTAAATCATTAGGCAAGATAATATCTGATTTTTTTAGAAAACTTCAGTCCATAATTAAAAGTTTTTATACTAATCCTACATACTCTATTGATGAGTTATTCTATAGAGGTAATAATGGATTTTATAAAGAGTCTACTGTTGATCCAGGGAGTTTAGCAGATCCTATTACTAGATATAGAGTTGCTGACTGGTCTTATCGTCAAGAAAAACAAGCTATAGCTGCGATTAATGGTCATTTAATTAATGAAGTTATACCAGTATATAGAGGTATTAGAGAATATTCTAATTTAACTGATATTCAAATAATAAATGAAGTTGGTGTAGAAGAGTTATATAAAACAGTTTATAATGATTTCTTAGATGTATATATTGATAACGAAGATTTAACTAAAGAAGAGTATGATAATCTAGGAGAATTACTTCTTAACTTTTATCAAGACGGTGAATTTAAATCATTATATGACGGACTATTAAGAGGTTTGGAGTTCTATGATGTTAAAGTAGATTTTAAAAAGTTTAAAGCTTCTCAAATAGGAGAGTTTAATGCTGAAGATTCTAATCAAGATGATCTTAAAGAAGCTGATGAGGTAGCTGAAGATAAGCGTGAAGGATGGCAAGATTCTGCCACAGAACGATCTACTAAAAATAATGCTTTAAAAGAGGTTAAAGTGTTTATTCGAAATATGCAGTTAGATGGTTATAAAAATATTTTTGGATTAAATGCTCTTGTTGATTATCAAGAAACTTATGATACGCTTCTTAAAAATTTAGCCGGTACTACTAAAGTTTCTGATATGGAAACTATGTTGAAGCAAGATATAATTATACATCCTGAATATCAACAAATACTAGATGCTTTTGAGAAAACTCCTGAATTTAAAACTAAATTCTTTAGTGCATTCAATAAGAATCATACTAAATACAACATTATATCATTTATAAATGGTAATTGGGCTGTATATCAGGCTAATAGAAAGGGATTATCTAATACTATAATTACTAATTGGTCTGAAAATATATTAAATAATAAAAATGTAATTACTATTAGTTCTAAAGGAGATACTATTGTTAATCCTAAAGTGAAAGATATTGTTACTGATATTAGAGATAATATTACTTCTACTATAGAAAATTGGTCTAAAGATAAAGAAGTTGAATACTACAAACCATTATCTCAATCTTTAGAAAAATTAGGTATAGCTATAGAGCCTAAAGTGCTTTACTATATAGGATCTATAGATAATTCTAAAACTAATGGTAAAAGTGCTTTAAATGCATTCTTTAATGGGCAAGGAAAGTTTCATCATATATTAACTAAGTTTGATAACTTACAGAATCCTTTTGATTCAGAAGGTGGTTTAGAAGTTGGTGAGGCAGAAGCTATTAAAAATGCTGCTAATATTGTAGCTAAAGCTTCTCCTGAATTATACGAGAGTTCATTTAGAAATCTTGGAGGTAAAACTGTATATACTCATTTAGAACAAAACTTTTTAACTAAATTAACTCATAAACTTCAAAATCCAGATAACAGAACAAGTGTTATTGACAACTATATGAAGGATCAGTTTTTTTATACTGTTGATTCTGAAGGAGATAAAGTTCTTACAAATAGAATACTTAAAAGCATTAAATCTGGTAAAGGTATCTTTGATATAATGGTTACTGAAGGTATTACCGATGATAAAGGTAATCGTACAGCATATCAAAAATTAGATACTACTGGATTAAAACTATATACAATACATAATTACTTTAATAATGGAACTGAATCTGAGGCTTGGTATAGAAGTCCTGTATTATCAGATGCTCCTAATGGCATAGTATTTAAACATACTAAAGCTAAGAGAGCTGATGTTATGAATTCTTTAGTAGATATTGCTGGAGCTGAATATAATCGCATTAAAGGTATTGATAAGCAACTTAAAGAGTTGGATAAGAGAGAGTATGTAAAGAATTATCATATACCAGAAAATGCTTCTATAAAAACTGGTTATCATATTATAACTGGTATGAGAGGTAAATCATTTGATCCTAATAAAGATCGAGCTAAAGCAACTAAAGTTATTGAGAAATGGTTAGTTGAAAAAGCTGATGGTTATTATAATTCTATGGTTGAAACTAAAGTTGCTGATAGGCTAGATGAAAGAATTAAAAATAAATATAATACTCCAGAAGCACTTAAAGAATTTATACAAGATTTCTTTATAAATGATTTTGCTTCTAGAGCTGAATTTACTCTGATGACTACTGGAGATCCAGCTTTTTATAAGTCTTCTCCTAGCGGAAATAATAAAACAGTTGATTTCATAAAGAGAGCAAAAGAGATATATTCTCCTAAATCTATACTTGATATAGATGCATTTTATACTGATAAAGAAACTAAAGAGGTTTTTAATGTTGGAGCAAGTTATAATACTGTTTATTTAAAAGATAATGAGATAGCCTCACCATCATTAGATGAGATTAAAAAAGCTATTAATAATATTAAAAGTATATCTAATCAAAAAAAATTAGAGATTATTGGATCTTATGATAAAGTTAATCAAACTGATGCCCAGGCTTATGTAACGTTACCATTCTATCGTAAAACAATGATAGGTACTGGTATGTGGACAGATGCTCATCAATCAGCTTATAAACGTCTTTATAAAGGTTTAGGTACTGGTGAGGATATTGCTTTAATACTACAGCCTTTAAAGCCATTTGCTTACGGGCAAGTATATGCTGATAAATTAGGTAGATTGGTTCCTGTACAAAATAAAAATTCTGAATATCTATTATTGCCTCAAACAGTTGCTGGTAATGAAAGATTAGAGAATTTATATAAGTATTTAATAGATAATAATATAGATTCTGCTAACTTTGATTCAGCTGTTAAAGCTGGTTTAAGTAAAACACTAGATCCTAATGAATTGCCAGAATATAATCAAGATCAAGTACATGTACTTAATATGGAAGATCGTGGTATTCAGCAACTCAAATACGTAAGCTTATAATGAGTGATTTATTTGATGGTACTACTTATTTTGGAGATAAAAATGCTACTGAGTTACGTAATATGTATGAAGATATACTTATGGCTGACTTAGAAGAAGCATTTAATGATGTTTCCAAAGAGTTTGTAGATGATAAAGGAAATATCAAATATAAAGCAATTTATGAATTATTATTAGATGAGGCACGTAAACGTGGTAAAGGTGAAGAGTTCGAAAAAGCTATTCAGTATGATGGTAAAAATAATAGGTTAAAATTGCCTTTATTTAATCCTATCACTTCTCGTTCTGCTCAAAATCTTATTACATCTGTATTTAAGACGCGTATAACGAAACAAAAGATTTCTGGTGGGGCATTTGTACAGTTGAGTTCTTATGGGCTCTCAGAAGAGCTTAAATTAGTTTTTGATACTGAAAAAGATATTAAAGTTCCAGATGATGTAAGTTCTGTATTTAATGAAAATTCTGAATTATCTAAAATTGGAACAAAAGAACAATATTCTGCTTATTTAGATACTGTCTTTCCTGATAGCAAAGTAAAAGATATTGTTTATCATGGGGGAGATAAAAAGTTTGAGCAATTTAAAATAAAGAAAGATTATGGGGCATTCTTTTCAGCAAGTTCGGGTATAGCTAAAAGAGAAGCTAAATATTCTACTAATGTAAAAGGTGAAGATTTAGTTAAATATTCAGTTTTATTGAATATTAAAAATCCCAAAATAGGAACTGTTGAGGGTTATGATGCTTCACCTTCTACTTATTTAAAAGGATATGATGGTTTAGTATTTTCTAATAAAATAAAAAATGAAGTATTAGTTGTAGAAGATACAGAACAAATACATATATTAGGAAATAAACAAGATATAAAAGGATTTAAAGAATTTGTTTTAAATCAACCTAAAGAGAGGCCATCTGGATTACAATATGCAGAAGTAATGCTTCCAGCTTGGTCTAAAGAGTTTTTTAAAGATTTTAGTGATGGTGATGGTGACGTTAATTTTGACTTAATTAAAGACCGCGCTCCAGAACTTCTTGATATGATAGGATATCGTATTCCTACTGAAGATAAATATTCTATGCTTCCAATGAAGGTTAAAGGGTTCTTACCATACACTGCTGGTGGAGCAATTATGCTTCCTGCTGATATCACGCAAATATCTGGTTCAGAT